AGGAACATCAATATGTAAACGGTACTGGCTCATAGTGTATCACCTTCTTGATCGTATACTTCATAAAACATGAGATTCTGAGTATAGAAACTTCTCCATCCCCTGTCAACAAGAGAATAGGCCTTTACCAAAGGCCCCATATTTTTTCTAACCGATACCCCCGGATTCCTATTGAAGTGAATCCCCTGAGTTTCTTGAATATATTGTGCCGTAGCAGCACCATCAAGTCTCCTGTGTTCACTCAACGGAATATGTTTCGGGTTCAGTGTGAATGGATAAATCGAACGAAACTGACCATTTGTTACTTTACGAAAGAACACATAGACTAGATCCTGTTCCAAATGCTCAATGAGTTTAGGAAGGTCCAGTTCTTCGTGATTTACTCGTACAAGTAGTTTTTTGGTCATACTGTTAGGCATGTCCTATCTATGAGTTCATTCGAATAGGTTCATGAAACTCGTGGTATCGTTCGAGTGAGGAAGGAATCGGTTCACTCTTAATATTCGGGCGTTGTCCAGAGACAGTAACGTGCCAGTTTCTCGCCTTTCGAAACTCATTCATGACGCACATACCAGTGTGCTGTGCCTCTTCATAATCCGAAAACCTATCATATAAATCAAGGTTTCCTGCAAAATCTTCCATCCATAAATCAAAAACAATATTAGACATATTTTTAGTCCTTATCAGGAATCAATTCAGACACACGGTGTGTCTGCCAATAAACTGTTGTACCATTCGATTGAACACGCAATTCTTCAATGGTTGTACATTCAGAAATATATTCTGCCATATAGATCAACTGTTTAGATACATCTTCCTTGGTGGTAAGACGAGTCTCCTCCAGTTTATCTTTTCTATAGGCTAGAAGTATTACAAAGTTCTGAAATTGCATGTTCTTTTCCGTTAATTGTTATGTACGAATCTTCGAACATATGAAGATGTCCGCTGCCATCATAATTTTTATCATTCAACACTTCTTCGAAGTGCCAGTCTTCTTCTTGCTTAGTGGCACCTTCATGTAAACTCAACTCTTTCCATGTGCCCATCAGGTTACTAGGATGTGCGGTCACCCACTTTTCGAAAAAATCTTTATCGATGGTCTCCATGTATTTCAGAAGTGCTTCTGCCGTTGTCTCTCGTGGAGTCCATTCCCAGTATCTATACCCGAATTCTTCATCAATAAGTAATTTCATGCTCGTATTATACACCATACAAGACTATTGTCAACTCTATTCGTCTGAACTTCCTGATGGCACTCTATCTGGAGCAAATCCGAACTCTTTGGTTGCTGCCACCACTTTGTCTGCCTCCTTGGCGGAAAGTTTTCCATCATCACCGATGATTTTCTCTAGTTGAATGAAGAACTGTAGGTAATAGTACTTCTCCATCAGTTTATAGATGACATTTTTGGGGAGTGCGTTCGATGATCCGTACTTTCGAAGTTTCTCTGGGGTTAATTTTTGCATGAAACCGGCCATTCTTTCGCTTCGAATCTCTTTGTGAGATGAAACCAACCCCTCAATGTCTTTTTCGATCTCACTCAACTTGTTTTTGACTTTACTTTCGAGATTTGCTACCTCTTTTCGGGACATTTTCTTCAAAGAGACGTAATCAATCACATCTCGGCGCAATTCACCCGTCAAAATGTCAACTTTTGACACTCTATCATGAAAATCTGTCATGTAATCATCCAAATCTATGGGGCGAACTGTTGCTCTCTTCTCAAATTCGTCTTTTTGGAGGTCATAGACGTTATCCGCCATCTGATTTGCAAGATCATACGCTTCATCGGACACCAGAACGAAGTAATTGATGGGATGTTTCGTCCCCGGAGCAGACTTACCGTTCAGTTCTGCTGCCTTTTTTCTTAACTTTTTGTGAATTGTCTCTCTTTGTGCAGTCGGAACGTCAAAAAGCACGTTGACATCAATGTCAGACTCATCATTATACTGCTTTGTGAGTATACCACCG